CCCAGGAGGTTCGATGCCCGGTCCATCAGCTTCTCGTTCACAGCGGCGAGTTTGCTGGCTACCATCTGTCGGCCCTCCGGGGAAATCTCCCGCTCTATGGCGCATGCAGGACGTCGAACAATCATCTTGTCCCCAAGGGGCTCCCCCCAGTTCTTGTGGAACATTTCACTAGAGACCACACGGAAATGTTCACTAGGATCAGGAATGTTGGGGTCCATTACATGAACGGTGCCATCTTCTTTGACATCCACCACAACTGAAGCGTGGGACCATGGCCTATTTTCAGGGTTCCAGGCAATAATGACAGGCACACCTTTGTCCGTCCAAGCCTTCAGCATTGAGAGGGTGGCAGGGACTACCAAAGTTCCACGCATCCCGAAATACTGGGCTGTGGCAAGCAACTCTTCCCATGAGGCCCCTCGGAGGGGGGAAGCCCCCATCACCCGGTTCACATCTCCCTCGGTGACATTTTTCCCGTGGGCGTGCATAGCGGCAGTAAGGCTTGTCGCCATACACGTAAATTGGCTTTCTTGCCTTAATCCCGGCACATTCGCTTTGCTATGCTTCAGCACGAGGCTTTCTCCGATAACAGTTTTGGCAAAGGCCATGTGCCTTGTGTCGCAGGATGCCCCCTAAAAGGCCCCTATCAATACCAAACCGGGCATCGCATCGAACACACTTTTTGGACTTTTCTCGAAAAAGGGGCAGTACCCCCAGGTTGAAACTGGACAGCCCTGTAGGGGGAATCACCTGAACCAAAAACCCCTCAGATTGGTAAAAAGCACACTTTCGCCGGAGACGGCTCAGATATGATGAGCCCAGCTTTCGGTGGTCCGCAAAACCAGCGTACTCAACTACAAGGTTTCCCTCAAGAACCCAATCAGCCAAATAAGGCCCTATCCGCACCTGGAAATGATGGGGAATCCCTTTCTCGTGCCAATAGAAGTCAATGAGACCCTCAGGATAGGTGGCTGGCTCACCTTCAGAAGTGCGACACATCAAGTCGCCCCGGGGAATACCTCTTCCACGTCTAGCAGCCCCCACAACAGAAGGGTCCACCCCCAACTGAACCGCAAGAGCGACATCTGGAACTTCCCCAAGAGGTTGCTTGTCCCAGTCTACAGTCTGCGGCCCCCTCAATCCTTTCAACCGCCGGGCCCGTGATACACTGCTGCGCGAGATCCCTACCTGTTCGGCGATCTGGGAATCTGGGAGAACCCCCAACTGAACTCCCCCCCATCTCTTGGAGTGGTATTTCAAGATTCCTCTTTTAAGTCGGGCTTTTCGAACGGCAGCAGAAGTCACCCCCAACTCAACAGCCAAACGAACGTCAGGCACATCACCTAGAGGCTGCTTATCCCAGACTATTCCTCGATGACCACTATTGTTGATTGACACCGCGGTCACTGTTACACCTCGTCCCAGGAGCCCTCGAACGACTTGAGCGCCAGCCGTTTGACCTTCAGAGCAATCCCTTTCTGCCGGGCCAAACGGAGTAGGGCCACCATCACCAGGGCGATGTCCTCAAGGCCCCAGCGGAAGAAGCTCGTCACGTCCTGGACGTTCGGCGGCGGATCGTAGGGGGCACCCCCACCTACGGTCTTCCAACCCTCGGACCAGTTCACGTCCTCGGCCAGGTCAGCTGCGAACTCGACGGCCTTGAGCGGGTCCTTGCCCAGTTCGTTGTAGATTTTCGCCACCATGCCCTGGATCTCCGGGGTGATGCGGGCCTCGAAAACCTGGACCGGGGACATCAAGCCCTCCATGCTGGGCACCTGGGCGTCGGCCAGTTCCTTCGACAGATACTTGGTGAGAACAGTTTCGGTCCACTTGGCGACTCGGGGCTGCCGAGTCTTCTTCAGGAGCATGATGCAGACGGCGGCAAGTTGAATGGCACCCAGAGCGTCTCCGGGGAATGCCCCAGCCCACCCGGCGGCAACACGCTGGACCCGGTCGGAATTATCCATGCTGGGGCCCCGGCCCTCGAACAGATTCCAGAGATCCTTGGCCAACGCACCATTGCGACGCTGCCAGATAAGATAGATGAACCCGGTGGCGATGGCCTTGATGCCACTCCCGTAGGTCTGGCGCTTTGCGACCGCCTTCAGGTCACCGAGGATGCGATCAGGCACCTTGGCCTTCTGGCCCAGATAGTCGAAGAAGTCCTGGCTCGTCTTGAGCATCGACCAGGAAGCCCAACGGGGGCTGAGTCCATAGTCCTCTTTCGGGGGAACATAACCACGTTCCGGTGACAGATGGACTTCAATGTCCACATCAGCGACAATGTGGAACACAAGATTCCGCCCTTGTACCTTCCAGGTGACCTTGGACTTGCCGAGGGTTTTGTTGACACTGAACGACACGCCCATGTCCACTGTGCTCAACGGTGGGTCGGCGGCTTCCTCGTCAAGGTCAATGAGCCACTGATCGTTTTCCACGGAGTCGTCCCAGCGGTCGCCCTTATGGCCCCAACCCGATTTGAGCTGGGATGCCAGGAGGTGGAAGAACGTCTGGGCTCCCCGTCCTTGGAGGAACTCTTCCCACTGGCGCTGGAAACCCTTGGGGTCGGAGACAACCCGTTTCAAGTCCTTGGTCAGAGCACGGATGATCTTGGGGATCGATACCGAAACCCTGGCCGCCATCTGGACAACATCCGCTGTCATGACCTTGTCCAGATTCGGCTCTTGGCTTTTGACCCGGAACTCGTCGTAGAGGTATTCCGTCTCCACGTCGTTGTACAATGTCTCAAAGTCCCATTCGGGTAGCCATCTGACCAGGAGCTTGATGAACTGGTTGTAGTCCTTCACGTGGGACCGGAAGCTGTCCATTAAGGGCATCAAGACGCCCTTAATGTCAGACGCTTCCTTGAGGGTAAACCCCCATTCCGCCAAGATCATTGCCTGCTTCTCCCGATGCATCCAAGCATCATTGATGATCTGGGGCACCTTCATCCGCCTGAGATTGACGACAATCTCTCCAAGTCCAGCCACTTGAAGGGCTTTCATCAAGGTAGCCAAAACCTCAGGAGCATTGTACTTGTTGAGCGCCGTTTTCATCGGTGGGACCTTTCCATTTTCCCCAGGTAACGGGTTGCGACCCGACTGGCCAAACGCAGATACCAACCGGTCTGCTTCTCGAACAGTTCCCCCAGCTGGTCGGCGTAGACCCCCCGATACTCCTTGACCTTCTTTTTGTCTCGAATGGTCAGGTTGTAGAAAGTCATATCGTAGAGGTCTTGGCCCCGGTTGTAGATGATCTCAACGTAGTTGCCCTTCGACCGTTGCTTGTTGGGCCACTTGATAGCGAGGCCCTTGTCCCCCGAAAGGGCCGTGACCTGAGCACCGAGCATGGCCTTCAAACGCCCCACCCCTCCCATCTGTTCGGCAATCGTCTTTGCCACCTGCCCGGCCGTCTTCTGTCCGGCTGCTTGCATGTCCGCCCTCCTGTACGAGCCGCTTTTTGTCTTGAAGTAACCATCCGGCCCTTTGGAACAATGGCTACTGCCAGGATTCACGTACTTGCAATAGATACTCCACGCTGTGGCCCATACTTGCGCCTCGTCATAACCCGGTGATTTTTTATGGATTTCTTTTGCGAGATCCTCAATTTTCTGCGGGAGATCTTTGGCTTGGTGTATCATGCTGCCCCTCTGATTAACATCTTTTGCAGAAATCCCACAGGACAACCGATTCCTCGGGGTTTACCCTCCCATGTAGGAATCTGATGTGCAAACGTAGTGGCTAACCAAGCATAACCAGATCTACTGATATGGGCGATTTGGATATCGGGGTAGAAGTGGGCCATGCTCGCTAGTTTCTGCTTCTTGTCTTCACTCACCCACCCGGACACTTCAACCCAGATGTCCAGATCAGGGAGATAGAAGTCCGGCCGGTAAGTCCTTGGCCCAATCAAAAAGACCTGAGGTTCATACTGGAACTGGATCCCAAGAAGGTTCAGAACCCGGGCCACATCTGCTTCCCAAGTAGACCGCAAGTAAAGGCCGAGATCCTGGCGCACCCCCCCCTTCCCGCGTCCAGATCCTGGGAATGGGGGATGCCCTACTAATGCCTTTGCCTGTTTAGCCACTCTGGCATCTGTTTCCTTTGTTAATCCCTTATTCCAACCCCCACCCACAACACCCCCGGCGGCGGCCCATTGAGACCGTTGTTGCGCTGTGTATCTTCCCTTGATGGTTTTTATGCGTTTAGCCGCTGATTCCGGGGTGGTAGCCGGAAGTGCCCGAGCCTGTTCTATCAGTCGATTCCGGTAAACCGAATCTAATGTGAAACGTGCTTGTTTGGTGGCGGATATCTTCCGACCTCGTTCAGATACAAGGGTGGGATTATCCGCATGCCACTTCTTCAAAGTGGCTGACTTTGCTGCTGCCGTAGCCTTGGATGCACAAGGTTGAGAGCAAAACTTGGGTTTTCGCCCGGTCCGAGCTAAAATTTCCGCACCACAAAAAGCACATGGGCCGTAGGACACCTTCAACCGCATGTTCAAAAACCCCCCACACAGAAAGCCCCGGGGTCATCGAACTTGCCTTCCATCTCCTTGATGCACTTGGTGACCTTGTGCTTGGCGTCCCCGGTCAGTGTCTTCCAGAACTTGTTCACCGATTTCTGGGTCCAGCCATTCGGTAGAGTGTCCCACTTGGCGGCAGCCTTGCCAACCCGGCGCAAGCCCTCGTAAATTTCGGGCTCATCCTGGGCCAAACACAAGAAGGCATGGTCGAGACTGGCGGTACGGGAGAACAGACCGTGGAGGGCCTTTGTTTGCTTTTTTGCGGATCCCATAATCATGTCATCCTCGGGTAAATTCAAACCCTGATTCTCTATCGAAGGTATCCCGATAGGACAATCAACGAAACGAATCGGTAAAATAGATAGGATATTTGGATGAACAACGCCTAGGAGTCGTTAAGATGACATACCCCGCTCTAGTGACAAGGGTGTCGGAGCTGTCCGGTTATCCGTCAGAAGTAGTCCGCAAGATATTGGAATCTTTCCCTGACGCCCTTATCGCCCTCCCCGAAGGTGAACGGGTGCTCACCCCAATGGGACGTTTTGAGGCAATCAGACGAGCCGCCAGACTAATCCGGCCACCGAACGGAGGATCCCCTGCACGGGTTTCTGAGCAGGTTGTCATCAAGCTGCGACCGGGGCTTCACTTGAGACGGCCCCCATCTCGCTAGTGGATTTCGGGCTCATCGACAACTACGTCGAGAGATCCCACAGCGGTCCCGAGATCGACCCCATCGACCAGACCTTCCCCATATCCGTCTCGGAGACCAAGTAGGTATCCGACCTTCAACGCTTCGCCGGGATCCTCAGGGGGACGTATATCCCCCGGAACAGGGCGCCGTAACACAGACAGAAAACGAGCCAGGAAAGAAGGCTTCTGTGCAGATAGGGTAGAACTGAGCATTTTCATCGACTCCCCTCTCTACATACACTACACCACTTACGAGGGGTTTGAGGCCACTAAACAATGGTTCAGTTATTCAACCGGGAGGATAGCACCATCATTTCCAGGACTTCTTTGACGATATCGGGACCCGTTTTACCCAAGGTTCGATGGATGATAACTTGGATAGCCCCGGCCAGATGCCGTTCTGTTCCCGTTTTCTCATCATCTGATGCTTCGGCATAAGTGGTCAGAAAGTCCGGTTCCTGCGTTAGCCGTACCAAGGCTGATGCAAAGGCCTCTCGGCGGGTTGCTTCAGTGAGTAACGCGTGAGCAATTTGCTGGACTCCCCCATTCTTCCACCTCTGTGACTTTTCTTGGTCTTCCGGAGATCGAAACTCATGGACAGAAGATATCCGGCCAAACTCATCCTGGTGGACATGGACCTCGATCACAATAATTTCATCGGTCATGGCAGTATGTCTTCTCGGAGATGGAATTCTTTCGGCTGTGAGGACGTGGTATCTATCAGCGTCCACCGAAATGCCACTTGCCGGGTTGGGGAATCAAGGTACAAGTATTCTTGATCTGCTTTGGTTGGTTTCCGTATAACCAACACACTGTGTTGGTCGGATAACGTAACCCGCCAAGACACATTGGCTAGAACTCCCATTGCCCCCTTAATATCGAGTTCCAGGTTGCGTTCATGGAGGGAACCAGTCAAGAACAAATCCAAAACTCGAACCTGATCACAACAAGCCACCACAAACAGGGTCTTATGTTCGAGGGTGCTGGACCCACCCTCGTAATCAACGTAGGTCAATCCGATAAGGGTCTCTCGGGTTATTTTGAGAATCTCTTGGACCCGCCAGGCGGCAGGACGCTTTATCTCATCTGTTGGCATTGGAGCAGCCTCTTGATGAGCCAGAAGGGGAGATAGACGAGGAGGCCAAATCCAACGGCCTGTCCAACAACGATAACGGCTCCGAGTGCGATAACGAGATTTTCCATTGGTCCCCCCTCACCATATCCACCCGCTTGCGTTATCGGCTAAGCCCTTTTTGGGCAATGGATGCCTCGACAGTCAGTAGGGTCGAAGACACCGAGACCGCCGCCCGGATGGCAGAAACGGCCACGGATGTTGGGTCTACCAGGTCATCCCGCACAACGATGATCTTGTCCTGGAGGACGTCACAGGCGACCCACTTCCAGATGGCCGGGTCAACCCCGTCTTCCTCACGTTCCATCACCTCTTGGAGATCGTGGGCGACGACCGTGCCAGACTTCCCGGCGTTCTCGGCCAGGGCTGCTACCGGGCGTCGGAGTGCCTGGACCACTGCCTGCCATCCGGCCATGTAGTCGGGGTTCGGGAAGTCTGGCTTGCCCTTGTCGATGATGAGACTGGCGGCCAGGTACGCAGAACCCCCACCGGGGACGACCCCCTCGCGGAGAGCTGCTTGTATGGATCCCAGCGCATCTTCGACCCGAGCCCTACGTTCTTTCAATGCCGCTTCTGTCACCCCACCGACCTTGAAGATGGCGAGACCCCCGGACAGCTTAGCTAACCGTTCCTTGATGCGGTCGCTGTCATAATCCGACGTGGAGTGCTTGTCTTCGGACCTGAGCCAGTCGATGCGTTTCTGGGTGGTGTCCTTGGCTTCGGGGTACGCCTGGAGCAAAGCTGAATTGGTCGTGATGGTGATCTTCCGCAGGGACCCAAACCAGTCGGGATTCCAAAACTGGGAGCTGTACCCGGCGGCCGGGTCACAGAAGTCGGCCCCGGAGATGGCGGCGATGTCTTTGAGGGCCTCGACCTTTTGGGCACCGATACCTGGGGCGTTGAGGGCGCAGCACTTCATCGTGCCCTCCTTGTTGTTGACGACCATCGTCGTCAGAGCCTGGTTGCCGTAGCCCAAGGCGAAGAGGACGAGCTCATTTTTGGGCCACTGACTGGCCGTCTCCAAGAGCTCCCGGACATCCTCAAACTTCTTGAGTTCCATGTTGACGACGGCAACCAACGGTCCTTCGATGACCCGTTCCCCGGTGCTGTCCGTTATGAAAGCCGGGGACGCAGCGCCCTTGTCGAGCTCCATCCCTTCCTTGAATTCCAGGATGCACTCGATGCCTGGACTATCCTCGATAGACACGGTTCCGTCTTTGCCGACGGCCATACACGCCTTGGCCAGGCATCGGGCGATCTCATGGTCATGGTTGCTGGCAACCAATGCCACCTGTTCCACCTCCTGTTGGGTCTTAATGTCCGCACAGATGGAATATACGGCCTCGATTGCCGACACGGAGGCGTCCCGCATCCCCCGGACAACCTGCTTCGGGTCCAGGCCACCCATGACGAGCTTGTGGCCTTCCCGGAGAATCTCGGCAGCGATGATGGCTGTCGTCGTGGTGCCATCACCGACTTCGTCGTTCACGGTCACGCACGCCTCTTTGATGATCTGGGCACCCTGATTCTGGATGGGGTCTTCGAGCGTGACTTCCCGGGCGACAGTCACGCCGTCCTTCGTCACTAGAAGGCCCCCAAAACGGTCGAGCATCGCTGTACGTCCCTTGGGGCCAAAAGTGACGGCAACGGCCTTGCAGACCATCTGAGCGCCTTCCAGGAGGCGTTTGCGGGCGTTGTCACCGATGGTGACGTCACGGGGGTTCGACTGATTCATGAGAGACCTCTCGGGCAGTTCGTCTGCCTACCTTACCCGAAAGTGGAATGTTCTCGACCTAGTTCCAGATGGCCTTGAACGGGATGGTGGGCCTTGATGTCGGCCTTCCAAGCTCGTGATTCTGGAGTCGGGCGCCGGGCCATCCGGCCAATCCACCGACCGGCGACCCGATGGGCTGCCCGTTTCCACTTGACCCATCCCTCGTCAGCCAGAGCCTGGACTTGCTCTTCGGTGCAGACGACCGGATGGGGTGACACTTTGACCATGTGGGGGACACAGACCTTGCCCAACGTCTTGCAGACCTTGGCGACGGCCGAGATATTGTCCGGGGCGTCCTCCCAGATGTGCAGGGCCTCGACCTCGGGGTACGTGCGCAGGAGGGTGTTTGCCACCGTGGCCTTGAACCCCTTGGTCGTGCCCCCGGGGTTCAGGTGGATCTCATTGAAGTTCAACCCCGCCTGTTTGAGTAGTTCGGGGATTCGGTAGCGGTGACTGGAACCGAGAGGCCGGCCGGTGCAGAGGACGGCATAGACATCCGGGTTGCCGATGCTCTGCTTGGCTGCCCGGACGGTCGAAGAGATCCACCAGCTGGAACCAGGCTTGGGCGGAACACAGGGAGGGTTCATCGAGATCGGCTCGAACACCCACGACGACTTGCCCCACCAATCCGGTCGGTCAGGTGACCGGAACAGGGTCCCGTCAAAGTCGTAGATGTGGAGTTCGAGCACGTCGGTCACCGTCTCGCCCGTCTTCGGACCGGGAGATCCGGCTTCGTGAAGGGGAGCAGATCGGCTCGAAACTCGGGGTGCTCATCTGCGATGACCTTCACCCGGGCCCGCATGAGGGTGTCCGGGACACGCCGGCAACACGAAGCGATCAACCGGCCCAGGTACGGCTTGAGGGCCGGGTTCTGGTCGGCTGCATCTGCCAGCTGTCTCTTCAGACTCGGCACACCAGGCTCCTACCAGCTGTACAGGCCCTGGACCTTCTTCACGAATCCCTGGTCCTCCTGGGAGATGAGTCCCAGGGATTGCAGGGCACGCCAGTCCCACTTCTTCCAGGCTTTCTCGACGTCGGCAATGTGCTCTTTCTGTTCCCGTATCCGAGAGTACGCGTCCTGGATGGCGTCCCGGATATCGAACCCTGCCTGTTCTCTGAGGTCATCCACCATCTGCATGGCGTCTTCGGGGGTCATCCTATTGGGGTCCGGGCGACGGGCGGTCTTCTCCCCGGATTCCCGCAGGATGGGGAGCAGGTGCCGACGGATGCCCCCGGGGTTCTCTTGGGCGAGTTTCTGGGTGGCGGCCCGAAGACCTAACTCACGTCGTCCTGCTTGTTCTTTGAATTCCATCATGTACACCGCCATGTCGTGAATTCCGATACCCGCCTGGCGTAGTACCTGACGGGCTTGGGCTTCGAGATTTCCAGATTCCGTGAACCGTGCCCGTCTCCGGGCATCCCAGGCTTGCTGGAGGAGTGCGTCAGCTTCGGGCACGTTGGTCATCGTCTTGCCCGCCCTTACCATCGAAAATCACTTCTTTGCAGCCCGTTCGATCTTCTTTTTGCCCGCCGGGGACTTGACCCAATCCCGGCCGTCTTTGATGGCCCTTTTCATAGCGTTCTTGGCACCACCTTGCCCTGGTCCCTGATTCTCGATGTAGAAGTCATCTTTGTACAGGGTTTTGTTACTTCCCGAGCTCTTCACATTGAGGTGATAGGAGTCTCCCTTGTGGGCTTGGGAAATCCCCAGAATCAGGATGTAGGCAGCACCACCCGCAACCGACTCTTTGTGGACCTCTCCATATTTGGGAAGCCGTTCCCGTTCCTTCTTGGCCTTGTCGGCGGCTTCCCGGAGCAGGGGCACCAGATGCCGACGGATACCGCCGGGGTTCTGTTGAGCCAGCCGGACGATAGCTTTGCGGAGACCAGTATCCTCGCTGGCGAACATGGCACTCGGGAGCTTCATCCCCAGCGAGTGGGCCGCCTTGAAGACGTTGTTGCGGATAAGCGCCGGGTCCCAGCTTTTGCCACGACTCCCAAGCTGGGACAGACGGCTGATGGCCTCGTCGGCACCCCGGTCGAGATCCAGCTTGTCGATGAGCTTTATCTGGACGTCTCGCAGAAGATCAACCGACATCTGGTCGCCCGCCTTCTTCAGGACCCGCTGGACCTCGATGAGACCCTTGCGGTCCACGACGCCAAAAAGCATCTGCTTGGCCCATTGGTAATCCGCTTGTTTCTTGTGTGCCATGGGGATCTCCTACGAGAGGTACGCTATGACCTCGAACTTACCACTCGCCATCTGGTGGAAGGTGATGACGAGCATCGAGTTGGTGATCGAGATGGGCGAGAAGATGTCGTCCGGGTTCGTCTCAGCCAAGTCGATGTTGATCCGTCCTTCGGGCTGGCTGAAATGGTGGGAGCTGACGACCTCGTCCATCTCGATGCCGTAATCCTGGAGCACACCGATGGCCTTGGAGTAACCGTCCTCGGCCTTCCGAAAATACTTGTTCCCATCAAGGCCCTCCAGACCAAACACCCGCTGGACGAGCCGCTTTTTCTTGGGGTCCATCCGGGCGGTCTGGCGGCCTGTCTTCCGCATGGCGGCCTGACGCCGTTGGAGCCGTTTGAGGTTTTCGAGATGCTTGCCCAACACCCGGATGGCGTTGACGGCCTTCTGGGCCTCCCCGAAATCATCCACCACAGCGGGCTGTCCCCGACCCCGAAGACTCCAAACATCCACGACGCCCTTCAGAATCTGCAAAGCACCTTCGGCTTGGTCAAGCCCCCATTGAAGATCCCCGCCTTTGAGGGCGGCCCTACAGACATGTTTCCTGGCGACTCGTCGGGCCAGGATTTGGGTCTTGTTCATCTCGATCTCCAAGTTCCAATCCTACTGGAGCGAACGGATAGGGGTTTTACCGACAATGGGCTCAGCAGAAAGATCAAACGAGTAGCCAAAATGAGTTACCCGAATTTTCGGGCTTGACATCCGTCTAAACTCGTGTATCGTAATCCGTGTAGGTGCGGAACCCGCACCAGGAGAGAACGATGGGACGCTTGTTTACCACCACGACGACCTCAACAGGGCGGCTTAGTAGCTGGTCGTCCCTGTATGAGCGGACGCCGGAGGTGGCAACCGGGTAACCTGAATCGACTACGGTCAACCCCAACCCCCCTCCGGCAACGGCAGGGGGGTTTTTTTGTACCTGGGGGACAATTTCCATGCCAGACCGCAAGGAATGGCAACTAGACCGTAAAGAATGACAGTAAGGGTTCCTGTCACCCGAAGGAAGGCAGGCAGCGGAATCTTTGACAATTAGCGAACGACACCGTGCTGGCGGCCTGCCACTCCGCCAGCACATTTTGCCGGGGTGTTGGAATTGGTAGACATGCGATCCTCAGACGGTCGTGCCCTAGCGGTGTGGGGGTTCGAATCCCCCTCCCGGCACTGTGGTGGTGGCATAGAAGTGGAAAGCCTGTCTGAGCTTCAGCCCTTTGCACGAGGGCCGTCGATGCAGGGAAAACAGGAATGTGGCCGGAGTAGAACGGGCCCGGTCGATAGAACCTGATCAACCTCGACTATGCGGGTGGCCATCCCGCCTACCATCACATCTTGGAAGAGCGCCGGAGATTGGTGAGCCGGGGCTGCCTGCTAAGCAGTTGGTCCTTCGGGGCCTGGGAGTTCGATTCCCCCCTCTTCCGCTGGGTTTCGGGTCATCCAACTGGTCAGGAGCGAGAGCGGAGCGCCTGGTTCGCCAGGTTGGGCAGGACGCACTCGAATACAGGTTCAACTCCTGTACCGGAACCCTTTGCGGGAATGGCGAAACGGTAGACGCTACAGGTTGAGGGCCTGTTGTCCTTTGATGGACGTGGGAGTTCGAATCTCCCTTCCCGCATTATTGGAGGGCCTGGTGTCCTTTGATGGACGTGGGGGTTCAAGTCCCCCCCGGTTGCACAACTGGAAGGGCGTCGGAGGTTGGTGAGCCGTGCTCGCTTGGAAAGCGGGTGGTCCTTACCCGGGCCCGAGAGTTCAATTCTCTCCCCTTCCGCTGTGGAAGGGTGTTCGAGTTGGTTTATGATAACGGCCTTGAAAGCCGTTGAGGGTCAAACCTCCGTGGGTTCGAATCCCACCCCTTCCGTATCAAAGGGAGCCCGACTCATCTGTTGGGGAGGAAAGACCGTTAGTCCATCGCACAGTAGTAGTGGTACTTGATGCCCTCTTTGCTAAGAGCTTCCAAGACGTCTCGGAAGGCCATGTTCGGGATCCTCTTTTCGTTGTCCACGACCCAACGGTAGAACTGCTTGATGGACGCCTTGCCGCCCTTAAGGGCCGGAATGCAGGTAGGCTCGTTGTGTTTGTCGTCCAGGTTGCGGATACGGAAGGAATCCCATTCGGCTTCCAGGAAGACATACTTGCCGGTGACCTTGATTGGCCCGAATCCGGCAGGGGCAACCCGGACACCCTTCTCGAACGTGATGTTAAACTTGGGATTGTGTGAATCCCGTTTCTTAGCGGCTTTGAGGATTTCCTCAGCCTGCTTTTTGGCCTGATCGTACTTGAGGCCCTTGAGACGCCATGTCCATTGATCGATGGCTTGTTTGATTTCGGGGTCTTGTACCATATCGATATCGTACAAGGCGAGGGTCTCGACCTTCTTACCTCGCTTACCGGCGTACTTCAGTTCGGAAACCCGAACAGCACTCCGGTAGACGTGAAACCGGAGGGAATCGTTTTCACCACCCTTGCCGGTCAGAGAGGTCTCGGCGAACTTTCGAAGCAACGGAACAAGGTGCTGCCGGAACTCGGGGTTCCGGTTAGCCAACTTGATTAGGTCTTTGCGTAGGGACATGGGTCATCCTCCTGATGCCTTACGGAATGGAGGGGATAGACAAATAACCGACTATGGGGGTGAGCGCTGGTTGAGTCAGACGGTCTCCAAAACCGTCCTGCGGGAGTTCAAATCTCCCCACCCCTGCTATCACGTTTTCTCCGGGGGAGTGGCGTAACTGGTAAATGCAACAGATTCCAAATCCATGTAACAGCCAACCCGCTCTAGCTCTCGGGTCTCTTCGGAAACCCAACCGCACGAACACACAAGCATGTCCTGGTTCGAATCCAGGGCCCCCCACTACAGCACAGCCTCAAATTTAAGAGGCACTTTGAACACCTTATTCTTACCTCGACCTGTGATGGTGATCCCGTACTTCCCCAGGGTTTTTCGGACAGCATTGTCACTAACGCCCAACTCTTTTCCAACCTTTTGAAATCCCTTCTCAATCACAAGAACGAGCAGATCCTGAGCAGGGGGCCAGTCGATTTTGTAAGATTTGGGCATGGCACGAGCAGCACAGCGACGGCATTGGGTCGCCTTGTGGGAAATTTTTCGATTACAGGAGATGCACCTTTTCTCGGGGTTTCTATTCTCCGGACGGACCGGTCGGCAGAACGTCTCTGTTTGAGAATGGCAATTGGGGCACAACAGACGAAGGTTCTCCAACCGATGGTCTCGGTTATCTCCGTTGATGTGGTCAATTTGAAGGACTAACGGCTTCTCCTGCCAAATGGAAATCCCACACACGTAACACTTGTTCTTGAGCAGCCCCTCTCGGATGAGATATTGTTTGGTGCGAGAATGTATCGGTCTCTCTCCATTCTTGACTAAAATCTCATCCAATGGTCTGGAGGGGTGTTTCCCTCTGCCTATTTTACGGCCCCGAAGGTGGGATGTATCAAGACCTAAATCCTCCACCCTCCTCCAGAAAGTAGAGTAGTTCCCAGGACGGACTGACAACTTCAATTTCCGTAAACAGTCCGCCACCGAAACACTAGTACGGAGAGATTCTCGAAACTGATCCTTGGTGTAACGTGACCATCTTGATTTTCCCATTGCCACCCCCCCTTTCCAGCTTACAAATTCCCGACTCCACGGAAGGTGGTATTATAGAAGGATTACCAATCGGAGGTTTACGGTTCAACTCCCAAATTCCCTTTTAGGGTCGGTAGCCTATGTGGCCATGGCGGGGCACTGAAAATGCTCAGACGGTTGGTTCGATTCCACCCCGGCCCACTTTTTCTCGATTGGGGGGCTTAGGTAATCTTCCAATAGAGTAGACAGGATAAGATGAGGTTCCACGGAACCGACGTAGGTCAGGCGATGTAGGATCACTGCTGGGGGAAGTTCCTGGCAGGGCTGGCCCCTTGGGAGTCCCGAGGTAATGGGCTGCTTGTGTCCGAAGTTCTATCGGCACTCGGTTCCCCGTCCGAGGTACAAAACGGGGATGTGGTCTTTGACATATGGGGGTGAAACGGTTTCGACGGGGACGGACGAAACCGAAAGTGCATGCCGGGAGATGTCTTGGACTCCCGTGACCAACCCAGGACAACCTTAAGTGCCAACGACAACGTAGCACTTCAGATGGCGGCTTAGCGGCCCCATCCGTGGACCCAGATTTGCTCGGCGGTCTGGTGAAGCGTCATTTAGGCGAGCTGGTTCAGGCTGGAGTGTGGACCCCGTGTTTCTCTGCCTGAACGAGATTGAATTGGGGTAAGCTGCGGCGAGAGTTCGCCTGCTACACTCTGCTGCGGCGAGATTAAGAGCAAGCCAAGCATGTGGACGACTTTCGGCAGAGGCGCCTCCGGACCTCGGTTCAACTCCGAGCACCTCCAAATCAGGCAGGTTCCCTTTTGAATGGGGGGAGCTTTCCTGTTTTGATCCGGACGATGACGGGGGCATAGAAGCGTGGCACACCGTGGAGTCTCCCGAGTCTGGGTTGAGGGCTTCCGGCCCAGCCCAAAAGCGTAGCCGGTGTGGGGTGGAAATCCCCGGCCTGATTCCCAAACCGAGGCACCTTCATCAGGGTGTCCATGAAGGGCGGATTGGGAGCAAGTAACCATGCCTTGGTGCCTGGACTCGGGCATTGGCGAAGGGCCTTTGATAACCAGGCTGTAATCGGTTGGCCTGCCCAATTTGACGGCAGTGCGGCCCTTCGGGGCTGGGCATAAAGGGCCGCCGAACCGATCCTGCGGGTGTGCACCATCGGCCGCAGGATCGGCCTCTTCTCGAAAAAACCATTTCCAATTCTTCCGGGGGTGTAGACCGTTATGGAGGCGGGCAGGGTTGTAGCCCCTGCGTCGATTGGCCCGGAGGGTTCGATTCCTTCCACCCCCACTACTTTCCCTTGGATGGCATGGCCAGCTGGTGCTGGCGTCGGGCCGTAACCCCCTTCCCGATTGGGCAGCAAGGTTCGATTCCTTGGTCATCCACAAATGCAGTTTGCCGGGGTGGTGGAACAGGTATATCACGGAGGACTTAAAATCCTCTGCCTTCGGGCATGCGGGTTCGACTCCCGTCCCCGGCACTTGCCAGGGTGGCGGAATGGGCAGACGCGCTGAGCTTAGGCCTCAGTGGGCTAGTCCCGTGCAGGTTCGATTCCTGTCCCTGGCACTTGGTCATCGAGGGTACGCACTACCCCGGCATATCGCCGGGATGTGAGGAAGCTCAGGACATCTCCGCTGAAGGTGGGAGGCTCACGCCGACTGCACCACCGAGGATGCAACTCGAACAGCCCTAGCGGGTGAGCGGCGCTATGATGGGCGGGTAGAGGCCACTAGATGAATGTGCCCATAGAACAGAATCCTGGCTACGGGTGACCAACATGCGAGCGTGGCGAAGCTGGCTTACGCGCCTGTCTCAAAAGCAGGTGTCCTTCGGGGCATGGGGGTTCGAGTCCCCCCGCTCGCACATGCCGACGAAGCTCAGATGGCAGAGCACCTGATTTGTACCCAGGAGGTTCCCGGTTCGATCCCGGCCGTCGGCTCTCTGACCCCCTCTCAGCAAACGGAGGCCAATGTGAGACCTCGTGACATGGACGACTTCCGGCTAACCAGCGAGGAACGTCTCTTAGGAGACCGCCTGGAGGCTGTCCAAAATGAACGGCGGAGACGGGCTATGGCCTATGGCCTACCTCCAAGAGCACCTCAAAGAATACCTGCCGGAGTGGCTGGCAACCTGGTCACGGCCTGGAATGCTCCTTCCGCCGCCCGACGATTATTCACCCTCAAGCCGATGTAGCTCAGTTGGAAGAGCACCGCCCTCGTAATGCGGATGTCGCGGGTTCGACTCCCACCGTCGGCTTTTGTTATGCTACAGTGTCCTTGACGGGAGGGATCATGGAAGCTGTCCACAACGATGAAGACCTCACCCGGGCGCAGGAAGCCGATTGATGGCCAGCACTCGCCGCAAACAACGTTGGACAAACCGCAACCGGAAGCACAACAACCGGTGGTGGATGTGTTGTTCTGTCTGTCCCGTCTGTTATCGACGGGCTGGACTCCAGATCCCAAGCAAACCACTCCCTTCAGAACGCCGAGCACGGGTCTCTGAGAGGGAATTTCTCGCTGGTGTAGCTCAGCAGGCAGAGCAGGACTCTTGTAAAGTTCAAGTCGCAGGTTCGATTCCTGTCACCAGCTTTGTGTCGGGTTCCTATACGGACGCTGACCCATGGGGTTGCGCACAGCGCCAGGTGAGATCCCTGGGCCCGGCTCCAAACCCCTTCGGGTAGTCGGGATTCAGTTCCCGTCATAACGTTCAGGGAGAGGGGGATAGCAGGTAGAGTGGACGTCCCCTGTCAACTTCAGCCGATGTAGCCCGAGACGGAGGTGCAAGAGTGAGCGTGTTACGGACAGTGTTGTATCTTCGATCCTGTGATGGATGGGGACCGAGATGTCCCCCGGCATCTGTGGTCCAAGGGTACATCCAAAAAAGAATCCGGGAACTGCGATCTGGGCGCCGACTCGCCTCTCAGGGGCGACAGGATTGGGTTCCTGTCGTGATTCAAGGAGGGAAATGAACGTACTCTGTCAACTTCAGCCGACGTGGCTCAGTGGTAGAGCACGGCCTTGGTAAGGCCGGGATCACGGGTTCAAATCCCGTCGTCGGCTCTGGCTCTTCGGAGCCTTTGGGGGAGTGGCCAAAGAAAAGTGCATCTACTTTCACCCTGCCCCGGCATCTGGCCGGGAACTGCAAAGCAGATTCAGGAGTTTCTCATCACCGATGGGTATATAGAAACGTTCAATTCCAGGCTCCCCCGCTTCGTCCCTGTCGTCCAGCCAGGTCCAGGACGACAGGGGATTCTTCTGGCCCCGTAGGCTAATTGGTTTAGGCCGCCACACTCTCACTGTGGAGATTTGCCGGTTCGAGTCCGGTCGGGGCTATTTCAGATGCCTGCCAATGGCAGGCGGGGATCAACGGGTCAGGCCCGGAAGGGAGCAGCCCAGATCCCCACCTTGCGCCCGTAGCTTAATGGATAGAGCGCTGCTCTCCGGAAGCAGAGGCTCCGAGTTCGAATCTCGGCGGGCGTGCAAAATTTGGGCTCAGCCCTTCCCCCACGGAGTAGACAAGGAGAGGGGGTACGATGATGAGTGATTACAAAATCTTGCCAGGGGCAGAAAAGCACCCGGGGTTTATCCTGGTGGTCCACACCCTTCGGAAGCGTGGGATGGCTGATGAGTATGTCGCACGGGAGATCGTGGACATCGCCTACAAGCGGGGATACGACTTGACCTTCCAGCAACACATCGTCGAAAAGCTGGTTAGAAGGGTGCCCTTGGAAAAAGGCGGTATCCCAGATTCGGAGCGCACGGGTGGTACCGGGCGTCATCATGGCGGGTAGGCTTAGAAGCAGCCATCCCCTAACGAGTGGAACCGTGCTCCGCCGCCCCTGAGATGCCCCGACTTATTGCTGGCTCTGGTAGTCGGGAACAGTGGGGGGCGAACGGTCTACAGCAGCGGGCCCAGCAAAGTGAAGACCTTTGGCGTAACAGCACACCATGGTGATCAGGTAGGCTCAGTTTTCGACCGGTCAGGTATAACTAGGTGCACGGCAAAGAAGGCTAACAACCAAAGAGGGCTGACAACCATGATGCCAAACGAACAACACCTACACTGGCTCGTCTGGATTGCCATCGCCATCTTGATGGTGGTGGCCGGAATCGGGCTCTTGCTGCTCTGGGTTCAATCTCTGAAGAAGACCGAGCGCAAGGGGTTGACTTGGAAGGGGCTCAAGCCACTGATAGCACCCATTTCCCTGACCATCGTGTTCATCTGTGCGCCGCTCATCCTCGTTCTGGGACCCAAGATGTCGTCCAAGCCGGTCAACATCCACGTGCCCCAGAAGATCCAAGACGATTTCGCCAAGTCCTACGAACAGGAACAACAAGACCTCAAGCCACAGACGGCTGGGGAGTTGAAACAGGAACGGAAACAGGCCCCCATCCGCAAGGAACAGGAGGCCCTCAAGAAGGCAGCCAACAAATCGATGGCTGACTTCCGCGAACAGATCCTCAATAGGGAAAAGGGAGACTTACAATGAGCCGCATCCACCTCGTGCTTCTCGTCCTGATCGCCACACTGGCCCTGTCGTCCGGATGTACCGAGCCCATTCCGGCCGGACACGTCGGGATGGCGTGGGAGTCCGAAGGCTTCCACAAGGAGGTGCTCGCCCCCGGGCGCCACGACTGCTGGGGCCGCTGCAAGATGTACCTGATGGAAGTCACCGACAAGACTTTCAAGATGCCCATGTCGGTCACCTGTGCCGACGAGTTGGAATTCAACTTCGTGGTCTCGTTGCTGGTCGCCGTGGACAAGACCAACAACGAAGCCATCCTCGATGCCTTCAGCAACCTGACTCCGACAGGCCATGTCCCCGACACCGCCGGCAGTGACACGGTTGGGCTCATCTCCATCGAGCAGCTGTTCGAGACGTACGTCCAGCGCCCCGCCGAACAGGAGGCCCGTAAAGCCGCCGCCAAGTACGAAACCCGGGAGATCATCAAGAAGCGGGCCCAAGTGATAGAGGACATCATCACAGCGGTGCGGGGCTCGACGGTGGGTTCCATCGTCAAGGTCAAGCAGGTCAACGTCGGCAGCCTGGACTTCGACCCCCAGATCAAGAAGGCCCAGCAGCTCAAGGTCCAAAAGCAGATCGAGATCGAAACCGAACGGGCCGATGCTCTCAAGCGGGTGGCCAAGTCGGAGGGTGATCTGAAGGTCGCGCACGTCGAGTACAAGAAGGAGCTGGTCGAGGCCGCCATGATCGCTGACGCCAACCGGGTCATCGGGGCTTCCATCACCCCACAATACCTCGCCTACAAGCAGCTGGAGGTCATCAAGAAGGCGGCCAGCGGGCCGAACAACTGGGGCTTCGTACCCTACACGGACCAAGTGAACGGTCTCGACTACACGAAGTGGACGACAACCCAGGGAGTGCTCGACATCGAACTGCTCAAGCGCATCCAGGACGCCAAGGCGGCCGTCCAGGACATGGAGACAGAAGAGGATGGCGAGCCCAAGAAGGTCGAAAAGGAACCCGCCCCACCCGGGAGGCCTGCTCCGACCCCTCCCGCACCAGCCCAGCCGTAACCCGCCCTACAACGGTTCCCTGCCATCCGGCTCGTTGATCTGCACCTGGACTTCCTGAATCCCGGAAATTGTCCGGGTGCAGTTGTGAACGACCCGGGCCACTTCTTCGGTGGTCTCGGCCTCATAGGTGTTCTCGGGAAACGCAGTCCCCGCACTCTTGGACGTGTAACAATGGACGGTGTACTTGGACATGAGGCACCTCCCATTTCAATATACCTACGGAAGGGCGTCGGAGGTTGGTGAGCCGTGCCTGATTCGAAATCAGGTGGTCAGAAATGGCCCGAGAGTTCAATTCTCTCCCCTTCCGCTAAATGACTTGGACTAGTTACTTGGTCATCTCTTCCAGCATGGCAATCAGGTTCATGAGCTGGAACCAAACCCCTTTGGGATAGCTACCCCCCTCGAATTTTCCTTTTCGGGCGTCGGGTATAATCATCCTGGCGAGAGCATGAGCTTCCCGGAGAAGACGCTGGGGGTCCCCGGCCTGGATAGCGAGGATTACAGGTTTGAGGGTGCGCTTGCGGAGCATTTTCGCTCCCTCTCCGCCACCTCCATACCTATCCGGCATCGCTTCGACGTACTTCCGGAGATCCCGGGAGACCTTGTAGTCTTCCCAACTGAACGGCTTCTCTGTCAGCCATTCGTATGAGGCCGTACGACGAAGCAGCGGTACCAGATGCTTTCGTGTTTCTGGGTGCTTGTGGGCTATCCGGATGATTTCTTGGCGTAGTGTGGGCATCGTGACCTCCCTACTCCCCTGGGGGATAGAACAAAAAACGGAAAGGCGGGAAACCTTCGTGGTACAATAGACCTATGAGTGTGACATTTCATTACGTGGGACAGACCTTGGAATCTATCGTCAAGGAGATACCTTCCCCAACCGTCTACCCGATAGATGATGTGTGGACAGTCCTCTGGAAAGACGGCGATGTCCATTTCGGAGTCGGTATAGGGCACGACCGGTCCGGTTGCGCCGAGGGAATCCTTGATGTGGACCAGCCTGACAACCTGGATATTCTGGAATCGAGGGGGGTTTTGGGTGCCCGGGTTGTCCGAAATGGGCAGTTCAAGCTGGAGGAGATACTGATGGCCCGCGGCATAGAACCTGACTGGATATCCTGATGAGCACCCACACCCAATGCCGGATTCGCCGGGGCCGCATCGTCACTGTCTCCTGGATTCCCAGCAAGAAGGCTGTGAAGGGCAAGATTGTGCGGCTCAAGGACGACGCTGGCTGGACTGACGGGTGGGAGGTTCTGAAGGTCTGGGGCACCAAGCCCTCGTCCTGGGTCGCCGACAGCGCCCGGGACTACATGCATCACCGGAAAGCGACGGACATTTGATGAAGAATGTCAAAGACACGAGTAAGACGCTGCCCAAGGTCAGGGGCACGGGTCCGAAGCTCAAACGGGTGGACCGGGCCAAGGTGGCAGAAGCTCTTGGCGCAGAACCTGGACCCCGACCGAAGGTGCGGCCACGACCGGGGCAGGAATCGAAGATTAGGAGAACATCGGAGGATGTGACAGATCTGACTGATCGCCGGTTCCAGAAAAACCTTGTTGAGCCCCTGAAAGAGGCTCTGGGTCCGGACTTCGGAGAAGAGGCCATCGTCAGCGGGCTCACCGAAGCGGCCGAACGACACAAGGCATACGAAGCATTCGACGCAGCCAGAGCCAAGGACATGCGCAAGAGAGGGCTGAATCCGGCGACATGCTACTGCTTTCCATGTGTATATCACCTGGAAAACCAGACAAAACCTCCGGAGGACGCCGTAGGCGAGGGCGAAGGCACACAGGCTGTTCTCCATCCTACAGCGCCGAAATGCTCCAAAGGTAGCCAATGGGCCGCTAGGTGTCTGTTTCACATGCTGGACCCGCCGCCGAACAGCCTGAACTACGATGGGCCTATCCCGACCCATCAGAAAGCGCTCGACATTCTAGTCGTGGAAGGGCTGCTCAAGTCCGAAAACGACAGCTATCTGTGGGAAGACCCCCAGACCGGGAAAGCTCTGAGTCAACAAGCCCGGGGCAAGACCCTGCTCCCGTTGACCCAGAACGAGTTGCGTCTGATCGTGCGTGATGCTCTGATGCGTATCGTGCGGGCGAATGCGGAACACGGTGGCGGGCGCATCCTCGATGAAGATGATATCGACATCGCAGCCCGCAACGTAGCGGTATCTGCCGAGGCTGTCTGCGGCATCTATCCGAATATCCGGTTGAGGATGTGTTGAGTTCATTTTCATCATCGGGTATGATGTCTACACGGACACCTGCTACGTGTGGTCGTGGGAGGACGTTGAACATCTGAAAAATTCTGTCACCATTCTGCCCCGAAGCCGCAGAACGGTGGGACAAATTGCGGGCGTAACTCAGTGGTAGAGTGCAACCTTCCCAAGGTTGACGTCGCGAGTTCAAATCTCGTCGCCCGCTCTTGAAAGTCGCGGGTTCAAGTCCCGCTATCCGTTCTCTAGGTGTCGTTCACTAACTTCGTTACTGGAAAGGATATCCCATGTCAGTACTTTGAATTCCCAGCCACGACAACAGCGACGGTGTTGTTGGACAGGTCGGGAACCTGACAGGGGGTGTCCTATGTCTCACCGAACCCTTCACTTCTGTTTCTTCGGCCGCCTGGACTTCCAACTGCCCCATTCGGGGAAACACTGGTATCGAAGCCAGTTTCTGCCTCCTGGTTGCCGGAGGTGGTACAAGAAACAGGCTGTCCGGAAGATGCGCCGATGGGCCAAGAGGGACCCGGAGAACGCTCCGACCAAGCGGGCCTACTCGGACGACTGGTGGTAGCGGCTACTGGAAGGCGGACCAGTCGTGCCCACCGTCATGGGACAAATCCCACCCATAGGGCCGGAACAGAATCACGGACGGTTGCCCGCAACCTATTGCATCACCTGATTCAAGTACACGTATGGATCCCTGTCCAGAGGGGGAGCACCTGGATTACCCGTACTTTGCGGAACCGTCGCTCCCCCTCCGTCGGGCCGTATACAAGATGGCACAAAGCTCTACACCAGATCGTCAATTCTTGTAGCGTTTGTCGCTTGAGCACGAACGAGGTCTTCTTCATGGGGTTCTTCCTGATCCAATCACCAATTATGATCCAACCCTGCAGCGTAGTTGGTGGCGTTTTCCAGGACCAGCTCCAGCTCGTCCGGCTCCAGCTTGACGGGTTCCCGGGTGTCGGTACGGGTACAAGACAGGAGGACCAAGACGACGGTGTTGTCCTCGATGATGGTGAAGTCCTGTGGCCACTGGATGTGGTAGATGACTTCGACAACGGGGGCGTCCGCGTCCGGTGTCATTCGCTCGAATTGAACGTGTAGGAGCGGGCGGTCATCGACCCCCCGCTCATGGGTGGTCAGGACTTCCATGAGAGTCACCTTTCCGACCGCTGGGCCGCTCCCGTGATGGTAAGCTTGGCGCCCTTGACCCTGACCGACTTCTTGACCTTGGTACGCGGGAGCTTGGCGATGACCTTGTTCTTGATGGCCGCCTGGGCGTCGGCGACTCCCTGCTCTTCGAGCAACGCCTTGGTGGCGTCCTTGCCGAGTGTCAAGGCCTCGTCCATCACCTCTGTCAGCATTTCCAGCGCAGCCTCGCGGGTGGCGCCCATGCGCTTGACCAGCAGAGCCAGGGTCGGCAGCAACGGGATGCTGGCCGTCGGGGCCTTGTCGGTGTCGTGACCGATTTGCAGTTCGTCCACCTCCAAGGTCATGTTGATGACCAGGCCACGGATGGTCCGGTCCGGGTCAGCACCGTCGCGGGCGTCACCGGCCGTTTTGGCCACGACCTTGAGGGCCGCCTTGATGCCCGCCTCAACTGCCAAACGAAGATTGGGGGTGTTGTCCATGATGTCTCTCCTGGGTTTCAGATTCGCTTCTCACCCTGTCTACTCAATTGGGGGTGGGGCTAAGCCCCGGAAGGTCAGATTTTGAAACTTTTTCGGCGCTTCGATTCACGATCGATAGCTCGGGAGGCCCGACGGAAGTCATCCTTGTTCATTAGACGACAAGAGTGGAACAGCGGGCAACCGTTGATGGCTCGTGGCCCGGCTTTGTCCATGTACTCCCAGATGAGACCCAGGTTCTCCGTGTATTGCTTGAACAAACCCAGGCGGGCCGTTTCGTGACGTTCCGTGATGGCCATCCATTCCTTGTGGGCCACACCGACTTCCTTGCATTTGGCCTTCCACTCGGCTTCGGCATTCTTCTCGAAGTCCTCGAAAGCGGTTTCGTACTTCCGCTCCAACACCTCCTGCTTCGCCCAGACCTCCTCGCACCCCTGTTCCCAACCGTCCAGGGTCACGTCGTAGGAGTCCTGGAGCATCCGGTTTTGGGTCTCGATGTACGTCCGGTAAGTGTCCAAGTCAGCCTTGTTGGCGGCCTGCCACTTGATCTTGTGTTTGATGTCGGCAACCTTCTCGGGGTCCTCCTGGACCCATTTGGGAGCGGGAGGCCGTTTCGGCGTCGGGGGCAGCTCCGGCTCTTTGGGAGCTGCCGGTCGGGGTGGGTACCCTGGTTCGTCGCCGGGGTATTCCGGAAGCTTCTTTTCGGCTTCGTCCATCACGTCGTCAGGTGGGCTGATGCCCCCAAATGCCAGGGGCATGAAAACTATTCCGACATCGGCCCCCTGACACTGCTTATCGGTCCAGACCTGACCGTCGCAAAAAGCGAGCACAAATTTGCGGAGCTTGTCGTCGGGGTAGGCACCGATCTCCAGCTCATGGCCCTTGATGGCATCCCGGCCTTGGTACTCCAGACGGAGTGATTCAGACCCGGGCAACAGACTCCCGGACATCTGGATGTCCTGTCGGTACTGCTCCAGGGCATCCAATGCCTGGTCTCGGGTGGCGGCGTCGGGCACCTCGAAACAGATGCCCTTCCGGTTGTTGATGAACAGCCGGTAGGTCGGGCGCTCCCAGATCCAGAATCGAAACTCGGAACCGGTCCAGCAAAAGCTCTGACGCCCCAGCAGACATTGGTGGACATGGACCAGGGACTTACCGATGGGCCGCAGGAAGGTCCGCACCCCCTGCATCATCTCCAGGTAGTAGGAGCAGTCCCGTTCTGTCTGCATCAGATTGCCGACATCGGTCGTCGGGCGGGTTTCGAGGATAGTGCTAGCAGGCATGCCAGTCTCCGAAAATGTCAGCCGGTCCGTCGTCCGGCCCAACAGTCTTGGCCATCCCGGTCCAGCCAATGCCCTTGAAGTTGTAGTCACCCCGCTTGATGGCGGCCAATTCGGTATCGACTGCCCTGCCGTAATCCGGGTGCCGCTTCTCTTCGTCGGCGCATTCCAGACAGATCAGGTCGGTGTTGAACTTGCTCATCGTATGGCTCGTTGCCCTCTCGCCACAGCGTTGGCAGCAGCCATTCCAGTCTTTTGAGAGATCCATCATGCCACCTCCTTGAAGATGCTGGCGGTTGGTCCCATCGAAAGAATGAGATGGTGGATGTCCCGACGAGACAGACTGCGCTCGACCACCTTCCAGCCGAAGCTTTCCCAACGCCCCTCCGTGGGGACCAGGATGTGGCCATCTCCGGAGGCACATACCACGTCTCGAACCGAATGGCCCCAATCTGCGGGTTCTCCGATTCCTGTTAAAGCCCACGCTTTGTCATATCGGAGCATGTCCACCGGGAATTCCCCGCTCCCCCGTACGATGAAGTAACGGGGGCGTTTGGTATGGGAGCCCCGAGGGGTGTAGGGGTCAACCTCGTTGCCGATCTGGTCAATCCACTTGCTCATCCCGTTTTCCTCATCCGGCGTCCCCGTTTGGGCGCCCGAATGTCCACCAGCTCATTGAGCTTCGCCAATAAAAGTCTGGGGAAGTCGGCCATCTTGGTCGTGTATACGTTATCCGGGAACAAGGTCTGGACATACTGAGCCCCATACCCCATCCCCACGCCCACGATGTGGATACCAGCCTGTTTGGCCAACCGGATCTGTCGGTTGATGACCTCGGTGTGCCCTCCGTTCGGGCAGCCATCTGTCACCACGAACAGGAACCGGTGGGCTTCGTCCCGGTAGTTCAAGGCATCGAGGGCGTACTGAATGCCATCGGACATGGGCGTGCCCCCATTGGCCCGGGTGTTGGCGAACCGCCAGCGTATCGACTTGAACCGTTCGTGGAACATCTTGAAGATGTCGTACTGCACACCATGCCGACGGTGGTACGTGCCCTTGTCCTCGGCTGAAACCGGAGCCTCCGCCTGCCAACCGTTGCGGAAACCCAGGACCATTGTCGGAAAATCCAACCCGTCGAACGGCTCCGTCAGGGCCGTCATGATCCGGGTGGCGTCCTTTCGGAGCGTGTCCATCGACCCCGATTCATCCAGCACAACCGCTACGGCCATGCTCATGTCCACCTGGATGTCCGGCTGGAAGTAGGCTCTGGTCGGGAAATCTTGGGCGTTCAGGGCAGCCTTGGAGTCCACCAGGAAACGAGACGACAGCCCCCGACCCTTCGGAACACCATGGACCGTATGACTCATCTCGATCGATTTGATGACCGTTCGTAACCGGGCTCGCAGGAAGGCGGTCTCTCGCTTGACCGACCTGATAATTCGGTCGGCGGCTTCACCGTCGTGAGCCTTCCCTTTGGCTGACGGCTGAACGAGGTGCGCCTCATCCATATCGGGGTCATAAGGGTTCCAGGGAGCCTCACCTTCCCCGATGTCCGAATTGTCCTTTTCCCGAACGGCATCGAAGGCATCCTCCAGAGCGGAGTTGCCGTCTTTCAAACCGAGGTCTTTCCCGTCGGCGGCCTGGTCCAGGGCATCCTCGGCTACATCGGTCCAATCATCCCCAGGGTGGTCCTTCTTGTCGTGGTGGTGTCCCCCGGCACTTCCCGGACATCCCCCACTGTCGGAGCCACCGTCGGTTTCATCGCCCTGCTTATTCCCGCCGTCGCTTGGGTCTCCCGTGCCCCCGTCGTTTTCGTCGTCACCCTTATCGGCACCCTTGCCGCCGGAGTCACTGTCTTTGTCTTTCCCATCGTCTTTGGCACCCTTGCCGCTGGAGTCACTGTCGCCGTCCTTGTCTTTCCCGTCGTCTTTGGCACCCTTACCGCCGGAGTCACTGTCGCCGTCGTCACCTTCCTTACCCGTGTCGCCACCACCGGCTCCGTCGTTTTCGTCGTCACCCTTATCGGCACCCTTACCGCCGGAGCCTCCGGTTTGGTTGCTATCGTCCTGGCCATCGGCCTTGCTGTCACCCGACTGATCGTCGCCATCGGATTCGTCGCCGTCACTGCCGGCATCGCCAGCAGGACTGTCGAAATCCATGTCATCGAACCCGTCGAAGTCCGGACCGTCCTGGCCACTTCCTTGGCCAGGTTGCTGTTGCTGTTTCGGCTCAACCTCCACTTCCTCCTGGAAGCCACACACGGTGCAGGTCGCGATACCTACACCCTTGACCTTGCCGCCATTGCCATCCGATTTCGGGCGGACCTTGATCTTGTTGGCGGGGGCACTACATGCCGGGCACTCCTGATTCCCGTCTCCGGTCTGACCCTGTTGGGCCTGTTCATCTTCGTCGGCGCCCTTGCCCAGTTCGGCCAATTCGGCGATAACGTCCATCGCTACTCGGAGGCACCCAAGATCATCGTCCCGGGACATCCCGATGGTTTCCCGAAGCATCGGGGCCAACGGTCCGTTGAGGACCATCTCGACTGCCTTGGGGTTGTCCTTTTGGTACTGGGCCATGACGAACCGTTGAGTCTCGGTGTTGTAACCCAGCCCCACGTCCCTAAAGACCCCGATGATGACCGAGAGTGCCCCAGATTTGCCACCGTGAGCACGCACGTCCAAGGCGCCCTGCTGCTCCTGCAACAGGATGAAATCCTGGAGGTCACAGAGCTTGACGTACACACCGTCGTAGTCCTCTCGACCCCGGCGCTCGATTCGGATATCCTCAATCACGTTGCTCCACTGTTGGAGCGCCCCGTAATACTTTGACCAATCCTTGACCTTGGCCCACCGGGGAAGCACCAAGGAAGAAACTTCATCGGCCCGCAATATGCGCCTGCACGAGTACTTGGTGTGGAACGCTTCGTGATACGCCCCACCCGTGAGCCCCAGTGCCGTTCGAAGCGGGAGCTTGTCAGGCGTATTGGCGATCACGATTTGTGCCTTCGGCGCCCGGTGAGTATTAGCCGACCGGATCCATTGCTCTAGGTCCACCCCGGTCGGAACACATCCGGGGTTGGCCCCGGCCCACACGCACAGGGCCTTTGTCAGGAACCGGGCCGTCCACCGGTCTGCGTTGAAGAACTGGCTTCCTCGACTACAGACCGCAGGCGCGTGCGCACCCAGGATACCGATTACAGACGCCTTGTGCGTCCGGCGGTACTTGTCCCCTCTGATAATGGGGACGGCCTCTTTGGATGTCGTCTGTGCTGTCTGCATTCGTTCGTTTCCAATCCTTTCGGAACGGGTGCTTTCCCGTCCTTCACCTTATTTACCCGCTCGGGCTGTCGGCTGAGCCCATTTCTTTTCATTTCTCTTGGTCTTTTTTTACACTTCGTGGGCTTAGCAGCACAAGTAAGCGGGTAGAGAAATTGAGAGTAGGAAACCGCAGTCCGGGGAGGACGCCGTGGTAGACGAAACGAAAACGGGTCTTGAATGTAAAATATGTGGACACATCGAGAAGGACTTTCTCGGCAACCACATCCTAGAGACCCATGGGATAACCGCTCAGGAGTACATCGATAAGTATCCGGGCGCGCCCACGGCCAGTCAGCGGCTCATTGACAGGTTCAACGGCGAAAAGAGCCCCCGCCGGGAGCTCCCGCCTAATCCGGAAGATCTAACAATATCATTCGCGGGTTTCGATTTCCCGGTCAATCCGGGAGTACCTGCAGAGGCCTGTTTGCCGATGCCCGCTCATTATCGGATCCCCCGATTTGGGGGATTGGGTGAAGACATCCAGCATGCGGCCGTAGCGTTGCGCTTCCGGCGCAGCACCTACATCTGGGGGCTTCCCGGCAGTGGGAAAGATGCGTTGTTCCACGCCTGGTCGGCTATGACTCGGACCCCCGCCCTCATCCGACAGGTGAAACCAGGCGCTGACATCGAATCCTGGTTTTTCTCCAGAGGCTTCAACGAGACCGGGACCTTTTGGGAAGAAGGTGAGACCCTCAAGGCCCTTCGGGATGGCTACACGACGGCCGAAGGCACGAAGATCCCGTACCTGCTGTTGATTACGGACTTCGACCGGGCCGACAGAGCACAAGCCGAACATATTCGCCTCATCACGGACTCAATCCAGGGACGTATTGATGGTCCGGCCGGGATGATTTACACGGTGTTTCCTGGAACCATCATAACAGCAACGGCCAACACAGCGGGCTCCGGAGATGATCGGGGTCGAATGATATCGGCCAACCCGCTCGATGCTTCCCTGATGGACCGTTTCGAACGCAAGTTCAATTTCCGCTGGATGGACTGGCGGGATGAGGTGGAGATCATTCGAGTCAAATTCCCCACTTTACTCCACAGGGCACCCTCGGTGTTTGACAAAATGGGATATGTCACGAAGGCCCTCCGGGAGGCCATCCTGAATGGTGACCTCTACGGCGAGTTCAGCCACCGAGCCCTGTGCAACATCCTGGGCCATGCTAGTGATATGCTGGCATGCAACCCGAACCGCACGGTGCCCAAAAATTTGTTGCGGCTTGCTTCCCGGGCATGGTTGGACGGACTTCCGGACGAAGAAAATCGGGATATTGCCCGCAAGATCATGGACCCGCACGTCAAGATGCTTGACGAAGGCGACACGTCCCACATCAAGGACGGTGGTGTGGCACCTGGATGGAAATGACAATGACGACCACAAACATCAAAATCAGTGCTTCGAACTTCCGGGAACCCTTACTCCAAATACTCGGGAGCCTGACTGAATACAAAGCCAACCGGCCCATAGCGTTCAAGGAAACCTATGACCCCGTTTGCCTTCTCCTGGATATTACCGCGGACCAGTACGGGAAACAGACCGGGAGTAACTGTAACTGGGTCGAGAAATGGATACAATGGGCGTTTCGAGCTCTCCGCAAGGAAGGGCTTGGAGTTTCGGCTGGGCGCGGTCAATGGGCATTGACCACCCAAGGGGTCCTCATGGCACAAGCGGCACAAAATCTGACGGCGACCACCATGGACCCAACCCCCGCCAAAATAGCGGCACCCGTTACCATTCCGGTAATGGGGGTCAGTGTGGCTGTTGGTCCTGGGGAACCGGACAAAGGTAGTTATCATCCTGACCCTTACATCAGGGCACTGGCCGTCCAAAACACGAAGTGTTTTGGTCACTACACCCCCAAGGGTGGGGCCCTGTGTGAGCACTGTCCGCTTCAAGGACCCTGCAAAAATGCCATGGCAGCCCTATTCTCAATGATGGCCGGGGAGTTGGCAGTCGGAGACCAAGAAGCAGAACGTGAAGCCGCTCGGGTAAAAGCCCAAGTCCAAACACCAACACCGGACCCCGCTCCCGCTCCCGCTCCTGCTCCATCCCGCCCTGGATCTCCCCATCAAGGCCAAGGTGGTGGGGAAGCCAAATGGGGGAAAGGTCAAAAGATCGAAATCCAACAGCAATGCCTTTGCAAAGCCTGTGGTCAAGAAATCCAGCAAGGGGGAGAGGCCGTATGGGTGCGGTCCTCGTCAGGTAATGACAAGGCCGGAGTTTTCCACCCCGAGTGTTACGGAGCCTGACATGAGAACCAAGCAAGCCAGTTATCTCGTTCAAGTAGCGAGCGCTCTTGAAAGCTTCGGCCAAACCATTCGGGGTAAGTTGGACAAAGGCAACCTCGACACCGATGAACAGATCCAGCTGGGTACCCGACTCCTGATTTTGACGAAGATGTCCAATATCTTGCTGGATATTTTCAAGACTCGTCTCCGGGAAACGGCCGTCCAGCAGGATAGCCAACCGGGGACACAGCACTTCAATGCCACGGATGGTTCCCGGTGCGCTGTGACCATCCCGAAGTCTTCCCTGGCAGTCAGGAAAAATGTTGATATCTCCGAACTCAAGCCCGTGTTAGGGACCACCCTATTCGATTCCCTGTTTGAAACCTCGGTGGTTTACAAACCCCGCAAGGAATTCAGGACACGGGTAGCTTCGTGTGCTCCGGACTTGATCCAGGCTGCCCTGGGTGTCGTAGAGATTAGGGAAGGTACCCCCCGGGTGTCCTTCAAGGGGTAAACGGTAATGGACACACAACAAATAGAGATGGTGCGGGTAATGCAGGAAGTTGCCCGTATCGAAACGGAGATACACACAGCCGACACCCAATACGGTACCGTGCGTCCCGAAGGTCCCAGCGACGGTCGGTTGTATGAACGGCTTGGGATCTTTACTGTGGCCATGGGCCGGGTCGGGTGCTGCCCCACCAGGGCGCTGAATCTGATCGAACAGATGGCCAAGATGACCCTGGAGGGCCGGGGCTACCTGAACCTTATGGGTCTTGTCTTGCGGCCAGGAGAAAGGGTCTTCGTGCCGTCTCTGGATATCCCAAAGAGCTGATTGGAGGAGTCATGAACAAGGAAATGCCGCCGTGCCCCTGTGGAGTAAGGGGCTTCTTCGAACCCTACGGGGGAGGGGTGATGGGTTCCGGTCACAGCTCCTTCCACTACTATTGCGCCCAGTGCCGTAGGTCGGCCATAAAGATCACTCAAGGATGGCTGCGCGTCTTCCTGATAGACAGACACCAACACGACCCTCCACAGTATGTGCTCGACTACGCCAACACGACCCTCATGATCGTGGCCCGGTCCTACAGTGCCAAGGTGGAACTGCTCCGGGAACGGTACATCGAAGATCGGATGCGGGAACTGGCCGGACCGTTCGGGTTCGACTACAACAAAGGGTGCCGCCACCACTTCCTCCGTGACCCGGATGACAAGATTGTCAGGGATGGGGACAGCAAGCTTGTCTTCGAGTATCAGGACTCGGAGGGCAACCGTATCGACGTAGACGCCCGCCAACTACGGGACGCTTTGGAGCAAGTCCACAGCACGGTTCCCGCACCCTCCATGTTTCTCACACCACCCATCCTCCCCCAGATGCCGAAACACCTAGTCGGCTACGTGTGGCATGCGGATTCCGCTGACCCAAAAACCGGTAAGCCAGGATGCTGGCGCCAAACCGACCCCGAAGAGTCGGCCACGGCCGTCGTCCCGACCGACCCCCTTCGTAAACGGCACGACGACTTCTTCGATACCATCTTCGAGGCTGTCGAGAAGGCCACGGGTCAGGCCATCACCCGACAGGAGATCCCCAACCGCTACTACCCGGATCTCGTGAATTCCGAGCCTTGGTTCGCATTCCGGGTGGGGGAGGTAGACTTCGTAGCCGGTCCCCGGAAGCGGGTCATCAACTTCACGATGGAGAGCGAAACCTTCTTCCCGACGGAGAACGTGCGCTCCCTGGCCGAGCGGGACAACGTGACCTACTATGCCGACAAAGGCTGGAAGGGGGATCAGGCTCGCACCAAAGAGGCCACCATCCACGCCTGGGACAAAGAGAAAGCCATCGAGTACCTGACGGCCATGATCCAGGCATCTCTCAAGAAGGCGGCTTAGCATCACCCCTTGTCGGGTAGATAGGGCAGGAGGAGCCATGTCTTTCAAATACCATGTCATCCAGGAATCATTTCGGCGCTTCGTGCTCCCCAAGGTGGGGGACATGAAATGCCCGGCGTTAGCGTTTCTGACCCCCGAGCTCTTCGAGGGGACCAACGAGGGTCTCTGGAAACAGACGGCCCAGTCGGCTTCCTACGAAAGCGTGACCGACGTGTACCTGATGCCCGACACCCACCTGGGTTTCGGGGTCCCCATTGGGGGCGTTGTCCTGACCGAAAACACCCTCATTCAGGCCGGGAGCGGGTACGATGTTTCTTGCGGAATGCTCCTCATGGAGACCGACCTGCACGCATCCGACGTCGTGGACCGCAAGAAGCGCCAGGCGTGGATCCAGGAGGTCGAAGCCCGGGTCGCCACAGGGCTCGGTTCGCACCAGCCCCCTCGGATGGTCCCCCGGAGCTACAACACGGTCCGGGAGATTTTCCGGACCGGCGCCACGTCCCTGGGGACGAAGCCCGAGCTGTGTGAACGGCTCTGCATCCCGATTGACGAGAACCACTTCAAAGAGGGTCTGATCGAGAAGGCTACGAAGAAGGCGGCCCCCCAGCTCGGGTCTCTCGGGGGCGGAAACCACTTCATCGCCATGCACATCGACCCGACGGACTCGTCCGTTTGGTTGATCATCCACTGTGGGTCTCGGGGCTATGGCTGGCAGACAGCCAACCACTTCTACTACGAAGCGGCCCGGTTGCGGGGCCTGCGGCCCAAGCGCCGGGAGGAAGCGTGGCTGAGAGCCGATGAGCGGATGGGCCTGGAGTATTGGGCGCACCACAACACGGCGGCCAACTACGCCATCGCCAACCGACACGTCATCGCCCAGGAGCTCCGGGAGGCCACAGAGGTCGTGTTCGGCGAGACGGCCCGGACCTTCTACGAAATCAGCCACAACCTGATCCAGCGGGAGACCGTGGACAAGGATGGGACCCAGAGGTTCGTCCACCGCAAGGGGGCCACCCGGGCCTTCCCGGCCGGGCATCCTGACCTGGTGGGGACGAAGTGGTCCGAGACCGGGCACCCCTGCATCATCCCCGGCTCGATGCTCCATGGGTCCGCCCTCCTTTTCCCAGCCGAGAAGGCTTGGGAGAGTGGCTGCTCCGTCAACCACGGGGCCGGGCGCCTGATGGGCTGTGGGGACGCCAAGCGGAGCCTGCGGGCTATCCAGGACGAGATCGATGAGGAGATGCGCACGACCAAGGTCGAGTGCACCGACGGGACCGTAATCGTGGGCGTCGAGACGAACCAGGCCCAAACCCCTCTGGATGAGAGCGGCTACGCCTACAAGAATCTCGATACGGTGCTCGGCGTCCTGGAAGCCGAAGGCATCGCCAAAATCGCCCGCCGGATGTACCCGGTGGCCAACATTGCGGGGGTGCGCTGATGAAATTCAACACCACCTACGAGTCCCGTCAGGTAGATGTAACCGATGAAATCGCCAAGGAGTGGGGCATCCACGGAGGGCGGAACGCTTTCTTCCTGTGCCGGATAACTCGGGTCGAGGGAAGCCTCCCCGAACTGTGGGTGGACCTCACCCGGGTCGCTGTATTCAACACCAACACGGAAGGTGATGTCTTCCGAACGTACCTCGAAAACCTGCAAGAGGGAGAAAACTGATGATGAAGAGGCGGCGGTACACCAACGAAATGTTCGATGCTATCTGTAGATACGTTGACGGACACCCCGGGTGTACGGCTCGGGAGGCGGGAAACAACGTGTACCCCGAATTCCACCCGGGGTCTTCCCGGGTTCCCCCTTTGCGTATTGCCGGGAGGATTCGGGATTGGACCCGTGGCTTACTTCGGGTCCTGGGAAGGGGGAGGAGCATCCGGACGGAGCAGGACGGCCAGGCCATCCATTACTACCTGGTCGATGATGAGGAAGAAACCGACATCAACTAACGGAGGGCAACATCCCATGGCACTCACATTTGCAATCGCAATGGCGTCTCTGGTCGTCATCGGACTCATCGCGGCGGTGGTGTGGCGATTCACGTTCGTCATCAACGTCGAGGCTTTCGGCAACCAGGTCAAGAAACTGCTCATGGCCAACAATGTTGACCGGGCAATCAAGCTCTGCAACACCGTACCCCGGAACCCCATCCTCAAGGCCGTCAAGAACTTGCTGGTCCACGCCAACCGAATCTACTCCCTTGAACTGGCCTACCAGGAATCGGCCCAGGCTCTGAAAAAGGGCAAATCAGTGTTGTGGCTCCAAATCAGTGTTTCCATGTTGATGTGGGCCTCGATTGTCGGCATGGCTATCAGCCTGATTGTTTTGGGGCCGGAAAAGGGCCCTGCAGAAACGTGGATCTACATCTGCATGGGGGTCTACGTGGTAGTCAACATAATCATTTCTGGCCTCACCGCCGGGGGAGCGACCTGTGCCAAAAAGGGTCTGGATCTCATCACCGAAATCCGCACCGCCTTGTATCTACGAGATGGGAAGTACCTGCCGCCCACCCTCAAATCTCGGAGGGCCACCCCCGAAGAGGTACGGGCGTGGCGGGACTCGATGGGCGACTTCGAGACCGAAATGAAGGCCAAACGGGCTACCGGAACGAAGTTCGACATCAACGAAGAGTACGACGAACAGGCCGGAGACGACGGGGTGCTCCCGGCCATCTGAGAGGTTCCCGTGTGTAAACGGTGCATAGCCAAAACAACCATTATTGGGAAGGTCGTCCCTGGTATCATCCTGGTGCGGGCCACTGTCCAGGGCTGCTCCATGGAGCCCAATGAATTTGGGTTGGTCAAGGGAGACGACCTCATCCACACGTTCATGCGTATCCCCAGGTCGCATCCCTTCTATGGGCTCTCGGACAATGAAGCCAACACTCGGGCAGAAGCCGATGGCCTTGCCCCCCTGATGGACTGGTCCAAACTCTCCCTGGGATTTTCCAAACGATTCCTGGTAGACCTGAACACCGGCTGGTGGGTCGTCAAGGCATGCCTTCAGGCGGGGTATGATCCCGACTTAGATGGCGCTGCTGGTGTCTGGTTGTTCCACCGGATGGGTGTCCTGTTTCAGGAGTGGGGGCAGAAACAATGAACAAGGAATGGGGATGGACCTGGCCGCTTCCGGGAAATGTACCGTGGGATCTTCGTGAGAATCGGTACATTTGGATTTGGGAAGACAACGAAAACAGGGTCCACAATCGGGGCATGCATTTCTCTGCTGATGGGGGACAGCCCGTCCATGCCGTTGAAGCGGGAACGGTTATTGAGGCTGATTTGGTTGTCAAAATCAAAGGAGCCAGTGGTTTCATCGTCTACAACTGGGTCAAAGCCCATCCCGAACTCAAGCCCGGTGTTCAAGTGGCACAAGGGGAGTTGATAGGTACAACTGCCCCCAATGGTCTGGAGTTGTGGATTTGGGCGGAGTATCCCGGAGAACACCTCTTTCCCCACGGGAAGTGCATCGACCCCTACCCCTTTCTGCTACCCGCCTGGTGCCAGGTGACCGACCGATTTCATCGGGATTCCCCACCCCCACCGGCTGACCCGGACGAGATACGAGATCTCGTCCGCTCGATTCAGGAACATGCCCTCTGGCACTACCCGATTTCGATTTCGGTTCCCCCCAAGGGAGTCTCCGAAGACCTTATGGAAAGGGAAGACGGTGACTTCAAGATGCCTGATACTAGCGATTGGCCCAAAAAGATAAGGCGGTATGGTGGTGGCATGCACGAATGCCTGAGCCTCAACTATGTGTACGTGGAACCAACAACGGAGACGTGGCGGGGAGACACCGGCCGGGAAGACCATGACCCCCGGAACACGGCCTTCCGGGTCTGGATCGAAGGTGGCGGTTGGCTGGACCAGTCCCAGGACCCGGACATCCCTGCACCACCAGAGGGTTGGACGGAGTACAACAAGTGGATATCATGTCACGACTTCCGGCTGAACTGTGGCGCAGAGACCATGGAACAAGCCCTGATACAGTTGGCCATGAAGGTCAAGTTCTACTACGAAGACAACGGTGACGACCGGAAGGTCCCCAAGGAATGCGACGGGGACTTCGAAAATTGGGGCGAAGACGACGAACGGTACGTGAGCGAATGTGAGGACGCCGGGGACGGGTTCTGCGAGAGGTGCGGTTACCTGATCGACGCCCCGGAGATTGACGACGAGGAAGATGAGACAGCGGGAAGTTGAACAGGTCGAAGAGGCTCTCCGGCAAGGAGGATGGTTCGGGTCGGACACCAAAGCATTCCGGGCTGCCGTTGTCATGATTCTGGGCCTCGCCCGACGCAAGCACCTGGACGACTTCTGCAAGCTGACCGGCTACCCCAGAGCCGACATCCAAAAGTGGATGCGCAGGTTGCGCAAGTATGGCTACTGGAGGAGTGAGGACAAGATGACCTGGGCCAACTGGCACGAAGAATATGGCCAGATGGCCTTCATTCTCGACGTCGGGGTGGTCGTCGGTGAATTGGAAGTGACGCACGATGAGAACGGAGAGAGGCTCTATGGGGAATCCACACAATCCTGACCGCATGAAACCAGTTTCTAACGAGCGGGTGGATGAACTCTTAGCCATGCTTCAGAGCTACCTCGATACGGGTGGTTCTATTTCAGTCGAGATCGCACAAAAGGAACAACCAGGTCTTGTCCGAGCTATTTATCGACACGTAGGCAAATGGCCTGAAACACTTGAACGACTCGGTTACACCTCCGCTTCGGTTACCCGAAAACCCTGGAAATGGCACAAAGAAGCCATCTTGTCTGAGCTGGAAAAGCATGCCGACGAGACGGGGAGGCTTAGCAAGAATGCTGTTCCAGGTTCTTGCTATTTCGCAGCTACAAGGGAATTCGGCTCATGGGATGCTGCTCTTGATGCTGTTGGATTGAAGAGACCCAACAAAAGATGGTCCAAAGAGGCTATATTGGCTGAATTGAAACGACATGCTCGTGGGGTATGGGGCCCTACGATACGTGCTGTTCCACGTTCTTGCCACCGCGCAGCTACAAGGGAATTCGGCTCATGGGATGCTGCTCTTGATGCTGCTGGATTCAAACGTAAGTACGGGCAGGCCCGCAGGCTCAGGGGGAAGTACAAATCCCAACGGAGACGGCCCAATGGGTAATCCACATAACCCTGACCGCTACGGGGAAACCTGGCCCCAACACAAGATAGATGCCTGTTTGCACGTACTCCAACGAGTAAAACCCCATGTGGTGGTGTCAGGCGGGTACGCTTGGCACTTCATGGCGCCGGTCGGGCACCCAGAGTACAAGCACGGGCATGACCACAAGGACATCGACATCTACGTCCCCAAACACCAGGTCAGCACCGTCATCAGTCTGCTCCTGGGACTCGGGCTCCGCAAGGTCACAACCAAGTACGACCGGCTCGACAACCCGGAGGAATTCCGGCGCTACGAGAAGGTGGTCGAGGACGGTGAGCACCCACCCTTCCGCATCACCATTGACTTCTTCGTGGAGAAGGCCCCGCTGCCAACCACCGAGATCAACGGCTGGTCCGTGGTCGAGCCCGGAACCTTGCTGGGCTTCTACACGCAGGGGCACCACGGCAGCTCTGAATGCTTCGCCGTTCAGGCCGCCCGCAAGCTCCTGGACAAAGGCATTGACCCCGTGTTGCGGCCGGAGCTCGTGGAGATACCGGAAAGGAGCGGACCGTGAGGATTGTGGTTGCTGACATCCCCGCCGGGTACGAGGACAGGTACCCGTTCCAGAACGGCGAGACGGTATTGCTTCTCGGAGAGATAGAGAACATGCCCGGCCATATCGCTGTCGTGACCCGGGATGGCAAAGTCCACTTCGGATACCACAACGACACCTTCCGAGAGCCCACAGAGGACGAGATGTGAAAAACCACTCGATCGAAACCCCAACAGGAGGAACCCGATGAAGGTAACGCTCGCCAGAGACGTAGAAGCAGCCCGAAACAAGACATACCAGGACCCGTTCAAGGCAATGGTGACATGCCCCCATTGCGGCAAAGAAGCCCCGTTGGCTTTTGTAGCTCACGAGGGGCTTGACGAAGATGACCGTGACACGTCACGTGACGCCGTCTGTAGTCTCTACAAAACGACCGGACAAAGAGGGGATGGCCTCTGGCTCCATGATTGGTGTGCCGTGGCCGTCTATTTCTGCCGTGGCTGCCTCAAACCGCTTGCCGACTACAACCAGGGCTGAAGGGCATGAAAAAGCTACGAGACTATGCACGGGACGGCCTACGAGCGGACTGTGGCGTAGATGTCATCACGGCAACGGAGCTCAAAGCCAACCTTGGGGAATGCCTCACACTAACCCAACTTGGGAAGTCGTACTGTATCAAGCGTAAAGGCCAGATCATGGGTTTTCTGGTCTCGGAAAGAGATGCCGACGTCACACATGAAGTCCTGACAGACGGCACCTGTGCCACGATTTCGGAAGCAAAATAGTATGGACGTCATCTTCGACATGGAAACCGGCGACCCGGACGACTTCATGTCCCTCGCCCTGCTCTGCGGCCACCCCCGGGTGAACATCATCGCAGTGACGGTGACGCCTGGGACCCCGCACCAGATCGGTGTCGTCCGCTACTGCCTGGACCGATTCGGGTTGGACATTCCCGTGGGGGCGTTCAACATCGACCACCGGAAGGCTCGGGGCACCCCAGATGAACGCTACGTCAAGTGCGTCTCGGAGTGGCACTACCGGACTTTCGGGGACATCCCTCCGAGCAAAGACGCCAGTGATGGCGGGGATATCTTGTACGACGAGTTCTATCCAGACGTCACCTTGATCACGGGAGGACCCCTCAAGAATGTGGGATCTCTGCTCGATATCTGGGAAAGAACTTGCTCTAATCGGCCAAACAAACTCGGTCCCCTGGTAGCCCAAGGCGGGTTCGCCGGAGAGGGTGTCGTCCCACCCGACAAGCAACTCCCAAAATTCAAGGGCATGGTGACCTGCCCAACGTACAACCTCAATGGTGACCCGAAGTCCGCCCAGAAGGTGCTCGACAGCCCCTTGTTTGCCAGCAAACACTTCGTCTCGAAGAACGTGTGCCACGGTGTCGTGTACGACCGGGAGATGCACGAACAGGTCAAGGCCGTCCCCAACCCCCACCTGGGGCTCCAAATCATCATGGAGGGGATGGAGAACTACCTCCGGCGCCATCCCAAGGGCAAGAAGTTCCACGACCCCCTGGCTGTCTGTTGCGCCATCAACCCGAGCATCGGCACATGGGCCGAAGTCGAGTTGTACCGAGAACGGGGTCAGTGGGGTTCCCGGCTGAAACCCGGCTCCGGGACTTGGATCATCGTGGACTACGACCGGGACAAGTTCATCAAGACGCTCACCGAGACGGGGGACGCCCATGCTTGACCACATGACCGACGAGCAGTGCCGCAAGGGGTTCCACGGGATTCTGAAGGCCCTTGAAACGGTCGAGCCGAAGGATCTCCGGGGACTCCGGTTCAACGCCCAGTTCCACCTGAACTTCACGGACAAGCAACGGGCCGAGTGGAAAAGCCAGACCGAACACCGGATGTGCGGGTGCTGGCTGATGAGCAACGGGGATGCAAAGGTGTCCTGTTCCTGCAAGGGCACCTACATGATGCTGCCCGAACCGGAGGACGAGACATGAGATTCGAGCCCGGATTCGTCTACCTGGTCATCGGGCCAACCGAAGTCAACTTGGCCGATGACTCGGGTGTCCTGGTCATCGACGGGTTTGGGGGCGGCTGGATGACCCCCACCCTCATCCGGCGCCGTGTCGATGAGTACCGGCAAATGGCCGACGCCAAGGACATCACCGTCGTTCTCGTGACCACCTGCCCTGTCGCCATGAACTGCTTCGGCCACGACGACTACGAAGAGGTCTTCGTCAGGGGCAGGTCCCTGCTCGACCTCCATGACGCAGACTGGCTCTGCCACTGCAGCCTGGGGAGCCTGTATCAGCGGGAACGACTGGAGGTGGAGTGATGCCTGACGCCAACAAGTTCGACAAGCTCCGGGAGGTCGGCTACCGAATCCCGGTCATCTGCGGTTTGTGCCTGTCGGGCCAGTTCACGTGCCAGAGCATGTGGGGCCACTGCCGCCGCCACACGTACACACACGGCAAACACACGGGTGAACGGGATCTGGGTGTCCACCGGTATGGTACATGCGAACATGCCCGGCCAGCAGAAGATGCGGCTGTCTGGATTCAATCATACTTGGAGTTTGCGGAATGGTTACGGTCCGAGACCTCGTAGACACCATCGAGGGCATCCAAAAGGTCGCCCGAAACCTTCGAGCCTGTGCATCCTCGAAGCCCGTTGACGGGATGGATCAGCCCACTGTCCTGGCCCAGGCCAACGGGCTCTACGGCCACGCCATGTATCTCGAAAATGCCGCCACAGAGCTCAAAACCCTCATCCCCGACGACGAGGTGCAGGTTCCCACCGACTAGCCTTCCGTCAGGGCTTCGTAGCAGTCCAGGAACATCTTCATCGCCGTCTTGGGTGGCCAAAATCTCAACCGTAGGTGTTCGAGCTCTTCGGGAATGGGTGGCAGCCCCCAGTTCTGGTCCTTAATGGGGCCACACTGGGATTTTTCTACAACCAAGGCCAAGATATCAGCTGCTCGAACCTCCGGCACCGTGTAGAAGTAGGGCTCCAGATTCAAGGCTCGGGCGATGGTTTGGTTGATCATCCGTTCCAGGTCACCCCAGGATATCAGCTGGCCATCTGGCATCTGGGCCTTGATGAATTGCCGGACCGGTGCCTGAATGTCGTGGGTGTAGGCTTCACATGCGTCGTGCATCAACCCGTGCAATGCCTTACCCGAATCGGGCCACAGAATCGAGATGATATTGGCCACCAAGCACGAGTGCTCGGCCACAGTCAGCGGAGCCACCTGGCCCCCGAAACGATACTTGTAAGCTATCCCGTAGGCGATGTCTTCGAGTCTGACATTCTGGGGTTTGGGGCTGATCACACAAAAGCCGACCCCCGAATGAGTCGGGATCCAGCCTTCCCATCGGGGAGGCCGGTGCAGTGGCTTCAAGATGTCTTGGGGACTGATTGACATGTTTGTCTCCGTGGGGCAGATACATACACTACTCTACCGAAGACAAAAACCAGACTAACCAGATTCCAACCGGGTGTTCCAATACAGGTAATCTCGCCAGGCCTGGGGCATATCCTCCCGCCAGGCCAAATCCGGGAAGGGGGTCCCAGGCAACGAGCGGGGACGCACGGGCGCCAGACGGAGCCGCATGTTTGCCTGCTCGGGCGTCCGGTTGCCCTTGCGCTGGTTGCAGCTCACACAGCAGACGACGATGTTCTCCCACTTGGTCGTGCCACCCTGGTTCCGGGGCCTCACGTGGTCGAAGGTGAACTCCGACTGAGAGACCTTGGTCCCGCAATACTGGCAGTTGTGAACCGCTAACCCGTTGGCAATGTAGCTGTGACTATCTGCCACCTCAATATTGAACACCTCAACCGACGTGGGCGCCGGGTTTACGGATAGAACCTTACGGAAAACAAAGTTCTCGTCGCCGTAGATGGTCTTTCTATCGGGGGTATCCTCCACCCCCACCACGTCCTTCATGAACCGAGAGTAGTTTCTGGCATTGAGGACAAGCCCCCAAGCAACCTTCCGGTGCGGGCGGCGCACGACCTGAACAGTTGGGTAAATACCCAACCCCCACAACATGGACTGGGCTTGGAAAACTAAATCGTCCGCGACTAGGTATAGAGATATCCTCCTCAAATCATGGTTGAAATTGCCATCCCCCAAGAACAACCCCCGCAGGTAATCCGGGTAATAGGAGCCCAGTAGTTCCCATGGGGTTCTTTTCTCTTGCTTGCTCCCGCAGAAGTGTCGAAAAATCTCGGATAGCCCTTTGGAGCACACCCTTACGACACACCTGTTGTTTTTGGGGTCGGTGTTCAATGAAGGGTGGAACCCTAAGCGGGTGTAGAAACGGACTACATCTGCCGCTAGGGTATCCTGTTCCTTCAAGTGGAAAGTGAACGTAACCCTCTGTCCCCCAGTGCAGTTTCCTTCTGCGGCAAACAAGCCCAAGATGTAAGCGTGTTCCGCAGACATTTCCAAACGGGTGGGCACCCCTACCTCATGCGGTCTGCGGGACGTATAGACCCGACCGTCCCTGACACGCATCCATCTCCCACGGGAAAGGAACTCCGCAGCATCAAAATCCAGATAAACAGATTTGTCGTATCTCACATTCCTTGGGAACATGAGATACGTTGGAAACTCCTGGATGGGAACCCATTTTCCCCCCGGGGACAAGAAAGGGTGATCCGGTGTGACTTGTGTCTCTATGGCGGATCCCCGGTGGCGAAGAACTAGGACAGGGGACCTCCGGCTCCCCGTCGCCACCACTGTCTGGGGAACCCCAAAAGCGTCAATCACCCGGTCACCCGCTTGGATACGCGAGATATCCTGCTGTGAACCGTTCGCCATCAGTACCCGCGTCCCTGCTGAGAAACAAACACCCTTGTCCCGGAGCCAAACGTTCTTCCGGTTGAACTTCACCCCACGTCGGAACAAGCCGACAACCCGGTGCAGAAATCGGACGACCGATGGCATCGGGAACACCTGAGACGGAGATCGGATGACCCTGTCTTCGTATTCCTCCACGACCGTAGCCCGGCCGCTCACGACCCACGTGATGGCCTTTTTCCAGGACACCCTGTTGATAGGCATAAATCCGTCTGTCAACACCAGCGTATCCATTTTACATCCCTCCGGTGCCCTATAATAACATCGGGTTCTCTCTTTTTTGACAGTGGACAGGAACATTTCAGTCGGGACGGTCAGATTTGAACTGACGACCCACTTGTCTGGCTGGGCGGATTTGAACCGCCGACCCCTACGTCCCCGACGTAGTGCGCTACCAGACTGCGCTACAGCCAGAGTTTATCCCACCTTTCTCGGGCTTCCGAACACACTGTGACCGTAGACATCAAGTGGGAAACGTCATCCCAAGACCACACATAGCAAGTATCCGTATACAGATCGTAGCCAACAATGAAATCGAAGTCTCCTTTCTGGTATCTCTTCCGGCCCCCCTTTTTCGACCCGCTCCGGCGAAGCGACACAACAGGAAGCACTGTACATGTTGTATCAACAACACATTTAACCTGAATTCGATAGATGCCCTTTTTCGGAACATCTACGAGCCAATCAGCCCGGTCTCCATCAAATGGAGACCCGAATGGGATGAGCTGATGGATCACCATCCGCAAGAGCGCTGCTGATTCCGCTACTTTTGCTTTCTCATTGGATGTGAACCGCTTCCCCCGGGCTATCCGATGAAGAGCAGATTCCTGACCTCGGTCTTTCTTCGGAAGTCCTCCAGGGCGCCTCCCCCGAAGTCTTGCCTTCCGTTCTTCCCCGGTCAGGGGGTATCCCTGGAGCCACGCTGAAAGTGATCCTTTCGAGGCCCCGGTCTGTTGGTGTATCTCTCGAATGGACAACCGTCCCTTGACTCGAAGACGGACACATTCGGCTTTCAACTCTGGTTTGGCTGCTGGCATTTGAACCCCCTTGGACAGTATTTGAACCTATCCGGGTTCAGATGTCAAGCTGCCAGACTGCGCTACGCCCCGATTATGGTAACGGCGTCTCCAAAACCCTCTTTCGTCTTTCTTCCCAGGTCTCGATTCGTACGAACGTGAAGATGAGGCTGTCGAGGGCAACCTCGACAGCCTCCACGGTATAACCAATCAACCCCGTGATGTCCATGTCCGGTTCAACCTCAGCACCTTGGGCCGGGACACCATCGTATTCGTCCTCGGGGTAGAACCTGACCGTCACCTTTCTGCTCTTGTTGGTCATACCGACCTCCTAGCGACCCTGGAGGGAGTCGAACCCCCGACCACCTGATTCGAAGTCAGGTACTCTAATCCACTGAGCTACAGGGCCGTGTTATTCCAGATACTTCTCGACGGCCATACACGGAACGGCCGTCATACTCAACCCAGTTTGGTTGCGGCCACCAGTCCTCCGGTTCGGTATAGTGCTCCCGTAAAGTCGAAAGGAAGCGTCCACCTCGTAGGTGGGATGGACGAGCCGGAGCAGCACGTCCTCGTCAAACTGTAGTATCCCCGCCAATCCCGGCGGGTGCAATGATCCAAAGGAGGATCTACTATGTTCGACCACGAAGCCTTCAAAACAGCCCTAGAGGAAGCTAAGGACAATCCCGGAGAGCTCGGGACCCTATTTGCTGAAGTGATAGCAACATTCTCCGCATGGATTCAAGAAATGCGGCCCTTTGTCGGAAGTGCTGACCTAGTAGATTGGAAATTTGAGGCTGAAAAAGTCGCCAACCAGGTCCGAACAGACTTCCAAAATGCCTCCAAAATGGAGTCCTGTAAAAGGGAGAAAGTGAGCGCCCCCCTGAACCCCCACGTTATGGCTGATGGCTTTGCCGCAGTCGAGAGTCGATCTGTCCGGATCCGATCAATTGCCATGCACCCTGAAGACTTCGCTGATATTCGGAAGTTCGGTCGAGACCTTTGGGATATCGAAACCCGGAAGCCCTTTCTCATTCATGGCATCCTGGGGTACATCTGGAGTGCTGTTCTGTACGTCTCAACAGACGTCACCCCCGGAAATGTCTACATCATGGGTGGCATTGAGGGCCAACCTATAACCTACTGCACCATCCAACAGATTGACCGGTAGTACCCCCGGCCGGATTCGAACCGGCGACCCCGAGTTCCGCAAACTCGTGCGCTATCCAACTGCGCTACGGGGGCAAACAGCACTACCGATGGGACTCGAACCCATGACCTCCGGAGCCACAATCCGGCGCTCTAGCCAACTGAGCTACGGCAGCATTGATGGTACTTCAACTGTCAGACCTACCTGTGGCGCTTCTTCCGACCCGTAGACTCCCGCATTTTCATAAACGATCCGACCGGCACCTTACGGATGTGCGTCAGGGCCCTCTGAAACCGCCCGTCACTCAAGAGCCCCTCGATAGTCCCGAGATGCGTGTTCCGAAGTTCGTCGTGGGAAAACAAACCGTGGATGGTCTTGTGGCACTCCCGGCAAATGACTCCAATCTCCACATTAGCCTGTCTGCGTGTTTGAAGGTGGTGGCGTTGCATCAAACGGGCTGGACAGAGACGGTTACACAGGGGGCATGGGGCCTCGTCAGCCCCCTTCGGTAGGTCGAGTGCTTGCCTCATCCTCTTTTTTCGCATCCCACCTCTCTGTTCTCTTTACCTTCATCCGGGACTATCTGAGCCTAGAAGTCGGGATGGTCGGATTCGAACCGACGGCCCGAACGTAGTCGGAGAGGGGGGATTCGAACCCCCGACCCTCGGTCCCCGAAACCGATGCGCTGCCAGACTGCGCTACTCTCCGAGTTTGTTCCACTGCTCTGCCGCTTCAGGGCGTATCGAAACGGTAGCCTTCAGATGCTCGACCTCGTCCCAGGACCACACGTAACAAATGTCCGTTGTCAACTCACCAACCCCACATGCGGGGGTATGGTGGTGGAAAAGGAGGACTCCATGTCTTGGGCAAAATGGGTGGAAAAAACCCAACGGCTGGCCGATCTGACAAAACAGAACCTTCAGGCAATCTCCGACCAACAGCCGACCCGAGTGATTCGGGTCGAATCACTGACCCCCGAGCATCTGGCTGACGGTTTTTCCAGCGTTCGATCCAACAAAGTGGCTGTCCACTCCGTTGTGGCAAGCAGCCCCGACTACGTCGCCATCCGACGGATTTTCCGATCCACAGACATTCTTGATCTCGAATGCAACGCCGAGCTTCTCAAAATGGGGTTGAGGGGGCACTTATTCGGAACGCCCGTTTTCGTTGATGGGGAATCCCCATCGGGCAACATCTTCATCATAGGTGCTCCCGGTGACCAGCCCATGACCCACTATGCTTTGATCAAAATCGGTCATCGCTAAGTGCCCAACTACACCCCGAGGGTATGGTGGATGGTGAGATGAGTGAAAAGGACTTCAACGACCTGCCCGGAATCCAACCCTCGTTTCGGCGTGATGCTTGGGGGAGTGCCCTTGTCCAACGGGTTCACCTAACCGCCTGCGACAACACGGAGTGCCCGTCCCTTTGGGGGCAACTCAAGATATGGTGGTGGCTCCGGACACTGAAGCGGAACTACGGGGACTACCACTATGAGAAGGGCCTCGACAAGGTGGCTGCCGCTGCATC